ATGACCTGCGAATTCCAGCGCACATTCGAGGCATACAAGCCCCACAGAGTGATCGCAGAGTTGGGTATGTCGTCCCACGCGCCGGGGTTGGTCTCCACCGGCTTGACGGCGATCAAATCGATACGCCCCTTCGGTTTGTCATACCCTAGGCAGATGCCATCGAAGGCGCTTCTTACGTTCACGACCTCGTTGTTATCGAGAAGGCGCCCTGTTCCGAGTGAGATCTCCTGACGTCCGATGATGACATCCCAGCCGGGGTGCCGATCGTGAAGATTACCGCCGAACTCGACAAAACCTTCATGTCCATCGGCAACATCCTTGTCGATTACTGGCCGAGGGCCAGCTTTCTTGCCACCCACGTCGTCAAACGCCAGCGTCACAAAAATGCGAACGTGATCTCCCAGGCGTAAGTCGGCGCTGGGCATCAATCGTTCGAAAACGTAACCTGTCAGATCTTGCGGTCCCGCGCCCCAAGCGTTGTTCTGGAGATACTGAAATTCTGTCCGATTCTCAACGCCCAGCGTCAGGTAGTTTGTGCCGGAGTCGTTCAGCGGAATGAACTTCAACCTATCGTAAGGATCGATCCGTTGGGATGGGTCGCGCAAAAAGCTCCAGTCTTCAAATCTCGGGAAAGGTCCAAGCGCGGGCCGTACTCCCGGTTGTGGAGCATCTACCGGTGACGGATCGGGTGTCTGTGCCTTCACCACACCCGTGACAAACAGGCACAGCCAAACAATAAGCAAACAGCCCGCGAGTCTAGACACGTTGGAACACCCGTTGAGCATGTGCAAGTGACAGCCTTGGGGTGAAGTGCCGCTATCTCTTGATGGCAGCGCTCAAGTTTTTGAATATCCCGAGTTGCTTTAGAAGGATCGACACAGCAACGTAGCAGTGAAAGGACAGTATCTTCCCGTCCTTGAGGTGAAAAACGTCACAGCATGGGGCGTGCATCTCCTTGTTGGTCGCGGAAATGACGCCCTCAGGAATCTCCAGGTCTCCCTTGTTTGTGCCGTTCAAAGACAGCTCCACAACGACGACATCGTTGTCGCTAAGACTGGCCTTGCCTGATTTGTTTTCATAGGCGCGCTTGGCAAGCTTGGCCGCGAGACTGTAGACATCAATTTCCACGTCGACATCAATTGAAATGGTCGCTTGGTTTGCCTTGTCATAGACAGGCACATTCTTGACGGTCGTTTTCATCGGATTGCCTTCCGTTAGAGAACGCGAGGACCGCCGTGTGCGATCCCCGCGTCCATGAGTGTGTCATGTATGGGGGTTGACAGTCAACCCTATAATTCGCGCCAGAACGAACCAAAGATCGCTCTCAAATAATTCCCAAAAAAAATCTGTGCTTAGTCCGTGGGCCAGACGTGAATTAGGATCGTCACGCCCTTGAGCGTGATCCCCGTCTCGCATGGATACTGGACGCCAATCGCAGCGAGGAAAAATCCCTCATCGGCGCCCGGCGAGACGTAACCCACGGAGCCGTTTTCCTGATAGCGGCGGCGCGCGGCAATGTCGGCGATACGGCGCGCGGCGCTCATTGCGTCAGCCGCCTCAATGGGCACCACTTCAAACCGATCGCTGTCGGCCGCCTTCGCCGTTTGCGTCAGAACTTGCGAGCTAAACCTTTGCATTGCCTTCCCTCTCACTAGGACGCCATGCCGAAGGGCGATCATCAACCGTTCATGAGGCGTCATGTGTAGAGCTTGACACATTTCAGGATTTCGCGCAAGCCAAGGGCGTCAAACCAAAAAGGAGGCAAACCGTGACAAAACGAACGCGAGACGAGCACCTTAAATGGTGCAAACAGCGAGCCCGCGAATACCTCAACGCCGGCGACCTCGCCAACGCCGTCGCCTCAATGGCGTCGGACATGCACAAGCATCCCGAGTGCCGCGTGAATGAGAGCTTGGTCCTACTCGGGATGCTCTACGTCACCCAGCTTGACGAGGACGGCGTGCGACGATGGGTGGAGGGCTTTCGATGACCCGGAAATGCGGCGACTGCCAACTCTGTTGCAAGCTCGTGCCCGTGCGCTCGCTCGGCAAGCTCGCCGGGCAGCGATGCGAGCACCAACAGCACCACAAGGGATGCAACATCTATGCGAAACTGTGGGGCGTCGCGCCGGAGTGCAAACTCTGGAATTGCCGCTGGCTCGGCAATGACGACATGGACGAGCTGCGGCGCCCGGATCGGACGCACTACGTCGTGGACATCATGCCCGACTTCGTTCGCGCGACCGACCGCGACGGCAACCCGACATACACAATCGAGGTCGCTCAAATTTGGATCGACCCGGACTACCCCGACGCGCACCGCGACCCGGCCTTGCGCGCTTGGCTCGAACGGAAAAACCTCGTCGGCCTCGTCCGCTACAGCAACGAGGGCGCGCTCACCATCATCCCGCCTCACATGATGGACAACGGGCAATGGTTGGAGAAGGAAAGCAATCTCCGCCACGAAAATCCGCACTCATGGGGCGAAATCGTTCAAGCCTTGGGAGGCGCGCGATGAGATACCCGACCGTCCTCATCCTCGACATGCGCTATTCCGACCCGAACTTCGTCGGCTTCCTTCCGACGTTCCTCGACTTGGACGATCCGCGCCCGGCGAAAGAGCAATTCGCCGAGCGTTACGAATATGGCGGCTGGCGCAATCAAGAGGGCTTCACTGCGATCGGCGGAACGCCGAGCCTGCAATATCCGGGCGACCCGCCGCTCAATCCGATCGCCGCCATTAGCCTTCGCGACGAGCTGATCTTCGTCTACCTCCACGGCTACGTGTCGATCTTCCAAAAGGACGGCAGCTTTGAAGCCTGCCGGATGGATTGACAAGCACGAATGTCACGTGTAGGGCTTGACAGCCTACAACATGAAAGGAAGGCAAAATGAAAGTTCTATTCGCCCTCGCCGCGCTTCTGTCGGCGGCGTTCGTGACCGTCACCCCGGCGAGCGCTCACCATTGTTGGTCGCAGTGCGACGCGAACGGCAGCGGGCATTGCGAGACGTTCTGCGACTGACGACAATAAAAAAGGGCCGCCGGGAACGGGAGTTTCCGGCGGCCTAAATAGACCCTAGAGCGAAGCACGCCGGCCGCCCGTGACGCGACCGACGCAACCCAATGTTAACACGGGGTGCGTGCTATGACCAATCCCAACAGTCCTGAGTTGTCGGACGCCGGCGAGGAAATCGCCGACGCGCTGCTCGACATCGCCGACGAGCTGGCGCTGTTCCGAGACGCCTTCCCGCGCCCGCGCCCCGCCACCACGCCGCTCGAAGGCGAGGCGGGCTACCCGTGGGCGCCCGGAACGCTCGCCCAAGGTTTTTTGGGCGGGCGCTGGAATAGGCGCGACGGAACTGTTTATGGTACGACGCCCGCACCGACAACTAGAGGAAGCGACATTGGCCAAGAAACCAAACCAAGCCGAATTGGACGCCGTCAACGGACAGGCGCTCGACCCGATCATTGAGGCGCTGCTCGAGCATTTGCCCGCGCCCGGCGACTACTTCTCGTCCGCCGACCGCAAGAAATGGCTGCAAATGATCGAGCTGGCGTTTGACCTGATTTACGACGACACGCCGGCCGAAGAAACGGGGGACGCGGCAGCGCAGCAAATGCGGCAGCATGGCGACAAAGCCTAGCATCCGAACCGGCATCTACGACCTCCTGCAATCGGTCGAAATTGATACGAAAGAGGAGGGGCGCACCCACGTCGAACCGTGGATGTCGCAGCGGATGGTGATTGACGCCGTCGCCAACGGGCTCACCGAAGGCGTGCATGAGTTCGTGATCCTCAAGCCGCGCCAAGTCGCCGTGACGACGACATGCAGCGTGATCGAATTGTTTTGGGCGCTCGCCAATCCGGGCGTCCAAGGCGCGATCATCGCCGACCGGACCGACAACCTCGAACGCTTGCGGCGCATATTCGCCGCGCTGCTTGAGACGCTTCCGCCCGAATGGCGATCGAGCGAGCACCGGCTCATTCAGAACAATCGCAACGGCATGGCGTTCGCCAACCGCAGCGTGATCGACCTGATGGCGGCGGCCAGCAATCCCGACCTTGGCGCGTCGCGCGCCCTCAACATGATGCACGCGACCGAGTGCGGCCAATGGAAATCGCTCGCCGGCGTCGAGAGCCTGAAAGCCTCGCTCGCGCGGCAAAATCCGCACCGGCTCTATCTGTGGGAGAGCATCGCGAACGGCTTCAACTGGTGGTACAATTTCTGCCAGCAAGCCAAAGCCGACCGCCATATGCGGTTCATTTTCTTGGGCTTCTGGTCGAACCCGACCTACTCGATTGACAAGAAAGACCCCGACTACAAAACTTATTGGGACGGGCGGCTCGATGACGACGAGTTAATGCGGGCGCGTGACGTGCGCTCGCGCTACGGCGTGATCGTCAAACCGGAGCAAGTGAGCTGGTGGCGACGGGAAGCGGAGTTCCGCGACGAACAATATATGCACCGGCATTATCCGTGGAACGAGCGGGAATGCTTCATCGCTTCGGGCTCGTCTTTCTTCCCCTCAGCGCGCACGTTAGAACTGGCGGAGACGCTGGCGGAGGGGCCGCCGTATCAGGGGTATCGCTACAACTTCGAGGACGCCTTCCTTGGCTCGTCGATCGTGCAGACGACGAACAAGGACGAAGTCATGCTCCGCGTGTGGGAGCCGCCGGAGCCAAACGGAGTGTACGTCATCGGCGGCGATCCGTCGGGGGGCGGCGGGGGGGACGCTAACGACCACGCCATTGAGGTTTTGCGCTGCTACGCCGATCGGCTCGTCCAAGTCGCCGAGTTTCAATCCAACAAGCCGCTGACCTATCAATTCGCGTGGGTGCTGTCGCATCTGTGCGGCGCGTACAAGAACCACATGGCGAACATCGAAGTGAGCGGCGTCGGGGCCGCCGTCCTGCCCGAAGTCCGCAACCTCCGCCAGCTCGCCCAACGCGGCATCATCCAAGCCACCAACGAAGCCGACAGCATCCTCAACATGGTCGGGGCCGTGCGTTGGTTCCTCTACAAGCGCGCCGACACCATGGGCGGCGTCGGCAACGTCATCAACTGGAAAGCAAATCAGGACAACAAGGCTTGGATTTATAGCGAGCTGCGCGACAGCATCATGCTGCGGGCGATCGAGCTGCGCTCAATCCGGCTGGTCAAGGAATTGCAGGCGATCGTTGAGGACGAAGGATGGTTAGGCGCTGGGCCTGACACCGGCGAGAACGACGATCTTGTCAGCGCCACGACGCTGGCGCATCACACATGGATCGAGTTTCAGCGACCCGGACTGCTCGCCCGCAATCTGACATGGGATAGCGTCAAGGGCGAGCGACCGCCGGCGAACGCCGGGACTGTGCTATCGTTTGCGTTCAGCGAGCATATCCGCGCGATCAACGCGCGGGCAGGGCGAAGAAAGGAAGCGTTCTAAAATGGACATCGGTTGGGCCGTGGAGGAGCTGCGTAAGGTCAAGGGGCGCGTCCGCCGCAGCGGATGGAACGGCAAGGGCATGTGGCTCGAATTGCAAAAGCCCGACGATCACTCGAAAATGACCCTGCCCTATGTGTTCATGTCGACGGCGCAGGGCGACCTCGTTCCGTGGCTGTGCAGCCAGACCGATTTGCTGGCGGCCGATTGGGAGGAAGCCTAATGGACAAGCAACAGACGTTTGGCGAGCGCGCGGTCGGGCTGACCTTCAACCCGAGCGGCGACCCCGACGTTGCAGTTTTGAAGGAAATGATCGCGGCCTTCATCGACAGGTGCAACATGCACCGCGACCAAGCGACCGATCCCGAGGTCAAGCGCATGTACTCGGTGGCGATCACCGAAGCGCAGACGGCGCAGATGTGGGCGGTCAAAGCCGCGACTTGGAGGACGTAATGGCGACACAACCAAAGCCCAAACCAAAGCCCGAGCCCGAGCCGAAGCCCGAGGATGACGACGACGCCGCCGTGCGGATGGTCCCGCCGCAATATCGCGAGGGCGGTTTGCACGCCGTCGACCCCGAGGCGACCGAAGGCCAGCCGCCGGGGCTTTCCCTGCTAGACCGCGTCGAGAACCTTGAAAACCGGATGATGGCGCTTGAAACGCGCGTCGCCGCGCCGCCCGTGGGGCTCGGCCGCCGGCCATGAGAAGTCCGCTCGGGATCGTCGTCGTCATCATCCTCCTAGTAATTTTACTAGGCGGCGTCGGCGGGCCGCGCATCAACCCAAGCTGGCAATACGGCTACGGCTATGGCGCCGGCGGCATCGGCATCGTTGGCTTGATCCTCGTGATCTTCCTCATCCTTTGGGCGTTTGGGTACGTATGAGCCTTGCCTTGCCTTGCCTCGCGCAGCCTCGCCCCGCGCAGCCATGCGAAGCCGTGCCCTTCCATGCCATGCCGGGCACATGACATGCCTATATGCAGAACGTTTATGTGTCCAGAGTGCAGCCACCGGATCGAGGTTGTCTTGTCGGCCGACCAATGGGACGCGCCGCCGCCGAGCTGCGAGGACTGCGACGCGCGCGAGATGCGGCAGGAGTTCAAGCCGCCGGCGATCGGCGGCTCAATCGGCGGCAAGGCGCGGGCGCTGGCGCAAGACATCATCGCCAATGACTACGGCGTCGCCGACATCAACTTCGACAACCGGCAGGGCGGCAAGCCAAAGGTCCGCTACAAGGACCAGACCTCGACCACGCTGCAATCGACGTGGGGCGGCCAGATCGCCAACGCGCTCGAAACCGCCGTTTCGATTGGCAAGCAGACCCGGCGCGAGATGGGCGGCGCCGACGGGCTCGACATCCTGAAAAAGTCGCTTGAGACTGGCGCGCAACCCGACCTTCTGGCGCAAAGCAAGCGGCGGGCAATCAAGGTTTGGTAAGTGGCCCTCAAAATCCCCAGCAAAATCGGAGACTTGAAGCTCTGGATTAAAGAGATAATTGACGAGTGCATGGCCTCATCCGAGGAACGCGGGATGATCTACACCCGCGCCGCCCAATATTACTACATGGGCACAATGGACAGCCGGGCGGCAATTTACAACAAAACCAAGCCCTTCATCGACAAGCTGGCCGGTTTTCTCATGCAGCCGACCGACGTTCGTTTCCAGCTCGTCTACGACAGCGGCGAGGACGACAGCGTGCTCGAACGATCGCAGCTCGTCGCCGAGAAACTGTCGTCCGACTTCCGCCAAGTCGACGCCGACATTTCCTTCGCCGAGGCGGTCGTGTGGTCGCTCGTCAACGGCGCGCAAATGCTCAAAGTCCTGCCCGACGGCGACAGCGGCACCTTCAAGCTCGCGCCCGTGCATCCGCAGAATTTCGGCGTGCTGTCCGAAACGACGATCGCCTTGGACGAGCAAGAGGCGTTCTGCCACGTCAGCTATCCGACCAAATCCAAGCTGCGCACGATGCTGCTCGAACATCCTCGCTACCAAGAAATCATGGATCAGCTTGAGGACGTGCCGGCGACCACGCGCGACGAGGAGGAGCCGACCTATTTTCACCAAATGGTTGTAGGCGGCCTGCAACCGTTGGGCGACGTTGGCGACGCCCCTAGTAGCGCTGCGGGCATCGTCAACGTCTTTCCCGTTCCGACGCCATGGAAGCCGCAACGCGGCTTCGCGCCCACCGTCAAACACTGCGAAATCTGGATCAAGGACCGCGACCGCGACGAGGACTGGACGACGGTTCAAGTCATCTATGGCGCCGACCCGATCATCATTGAGGGCGACGACACCCGGCGCAACCTGTCGCGCGTCCCCGGCAAATCGAGCTTCGTCAAGGTCCAAGGCCAGCCGACGCCAGGCTATTTCTGGGGCCGCTCGATGATCGCCGACGTTCAGATGTTGCAGGACATGCTGAACAAGCGGATGCGCGACATCAAGGTAATGTGGGACCGCAATGTCAACGCCCCTCAAGTCTTTTCCGGGTTTAGCTCCGTTACCGAGGAACAATACTTTAAGATTGTCAACGAGGGAGGTTTTATTAACGATCCAAACCCTAACGCAAAGGCCACGAAACTACTGGACCCGCCGCCGGAGAATTACCTCGAAGAACTCGAATTTATTTTCAAACTGTTTGATGAAGCAAGCGGCTTTAGTCCGATCATGTCAGGATCAGGAGAGCCGGGCGTCCGGGCTGGCGTCCAC